TTGCTTACTTTACGCAGATTATACATTATGCGTTTCTCCGCAGAATACAAAGAGAAAAACGTCAGTTAGAAATTAAGAACAAGATCATTGAGAGATCTGGTTATTCAGAGGTTTTTGATGACAATAATCAGATTGACGGATCGACTTATTCAGATTATAATCAAATTAAGGATAACGTTCATTCTAAACTTCGTAATTAATGAAGATTGAGGTGGTTAAACATAGGGCTCCTATTCTTAGAGGAAATTATCCATTTGCGGATAGGCTTAAAGACGAAGTTTTATCTAAGGTAAAACATGCAGATCCTATTCCTCAAGAAAATAGCAATGTAAAAGCATCTCTTCATACTATTTGGAATTGGGAGTGGGACAATATTATTTTGAAAAATTTTAGAGATTATATTGTTAATGAGGTTGAAACTGCATTTAGACCTGGTGCAGTGTCTGATGGGAAGAGACACAGATTATTTTGTAAGAGTGCCTGGGCAAATGTTTATGAGAAGGGTGATTATGCTAATTCTCATTGCCATAGACCCAATGATTGGAGTTTTGCATATTTTGTAAAATCAAAATGGTATCATTCTCCTTTAGTTTTTACTGCTAGTGGAAAAAGAATACGTCCTAAAGAAGGAACGTTTGTTGCTTTTCCTTCATTCCTTATACATCATGTACCTAAGCATAGATATAATGATACAAGAATAACTATATCAGGCAATCTTCTGGTAGATCGAAAAGAAATATGAAAATAGCAATCATAACAGATCAGCATTTTGGATGTAGGAAGAATTCAAAACTCTTTCATGATTATTTTTTGCAGTTTTATAATGATGTTTTCTTTCCTACTTTAGAGAAAGAAGGTATTACCACGCTTGTAGATATGGGTGATACTTTTGATAATCGAACAGGTATTAATTTTAATGCCTTAGCATGGGCAAAAGATAATTATTATGATCGTCTTCGAGATTTGGGTATAACTGTTCATACCATAGTAGGAAATCATACAGCATATTATAAAAATACGAATGATATTAATGCAGTAGATTTATTGTTAAGGGAATATGATAATGTAAAAGTATATGCGGAAACAGAAGAGGTTAAACTTGGAGATTTGAAAGTCCTTTTTGTTCCGTGGATTAATGGTGAGAATGAGAAGGAAACTTTTAAGAAGGTCAATAAGAGTAAATGTGATGTAGTAATGGGTCACCTGGAGTTAAATGGATTTAAAGCCACTGCAGGGCACGTTATGGAGCATGGAATGGAGACTACTCCATTTGATAGGTTTAAGAAAGTATATTCGGGTCATTATCATTGTAGATCGGTTCAAGATCCAGTTCATTACCTAGGCAATCCTTATGAGATGTTCTGGGGTGATGTGAATGATACTGAACGTGGTTTTCATCTTTTTGATACGGAAACCTTGGAGCATACACCTATTAACAATCCATATCGACTTTATTATATCATTTATTATGAAGATACTCCCTATCAGACTTTTGATACTAGAGTGTATGAGAATAAGATTGTAAAGATCATTGTTCGTCATAAATCTGATGTTTCACAATTTGAACAGTTTGTTGAAAAGTTATATGCTTCTAATGTAGCAGAACTTAAAGTCGTAGAGAATTTCTCTATTCAAGAGTCAGAAGATTTTGAAGCATTTGAATCAGAAGATACTATGTCTATTCTTAATAGATATATTGAGGAGTCTGAAATCAATCTTGATAAATCTAGAGTTCAAAAAGTTCTTAGAGATGTTTATCGAGAAGCATGTGAACTGGTTTAATGTTTATTTTAACTATTCATGGTAAAGAAAATGATGGTGCATACTCAGTTCAAGATGATGAGGGAGAACATATTCTCTATTTGTTTGAAAATGAGGATGATGCCATTAGATATGCTATGATGTTAGAAGATAGTGGAAGCCCAGAAATGCATGTTATTGAAGTTGAGGATGAAGTGATGATTAAAACTTGTGAAGTTCATGATTATCAATATACAGTTATTACTTCAAATGATATTGTAGTACCTCCGGAGATTGGTCACGGATTGTCATGATAATTTTTGAAAAGATTCGATGGAAGAATTTCCTTTCAACTGGTAATCAATTTATTGATATTAATTTCCAAACTAATGATGAAGCAAGATTTGCTAAAAATTCCACTACATTAGTTGTAGGTACTAATGGTGCTGGAAAAAGTACAATATTAGATGCTCTTACCTTTAGTTTGTTTAATAAACCATTTCGTAAGATTAGTAAGGGTCAGTTAGTTAATACAGTTAACGAAAAAGATTGTAAAGTTGAAGTAGAGTTTTCTATTGGTTCTACTAGTTGGAAAATTATACGTGGCATTAAACCTAATATTTTTGAAGTATGGAGGGATGGAAATTTATTAGATCAAGCAGCTTCTGCAGTAGATCAACAGAAGTGGTTTGAACAGAATGTTCTTAAGATGAATTATAAGTCCTTTACTCAGATTGTTATTTTGGGTTCAAGTACTTTTGTTCCATTTATGCAATTAACTGCTGCTAATAGAAGAGAAGTTATTGAGGATCTTTTGGATATTAAGATTTTCTCTTCTATGAATAATATCATTAAAGATAAGATTCGTGCAGTAAAGGAAGAGATAAAAACTTTTGAACTTAAAAAGGAATCTCTTACTGATAAAGTTAATATGCAGGAGGAGTGGATTAAAGAAATAGAGTCTCAAAGTCATGAAAGGATTGTGCAGAATCAAGGAAAGATTAAAACATTAGATATTGAAGTTAAAACTCATATGGAGAAGAATGAGTTAACAGAACTTGACATTTCTGATCTTATAAAGAAACAAGAAAAAGTAACGGGTGCTACACAAAAATTACGTGAATATGGTACATTAAAGGGTAAAATTTCTAATAAGGTATCGACTATTACTAAAGAACATAAGTTCTTCACAGATAATACGGTATGTCCCACTTGTACTCAATCAATCGAGGAGGAGTTCAGAATAAATAAAATTGACGACGCTCAAACTAAAGCAAAAGAGTTGCAATCTGGTTTTAAAGAACTAGAAAAAGCAATTAAAAACGAAGAAGAGCGAGAGCGTCACTTCACTGCCCTATCGAAGGAGATCACAACATTAACGCATGGCATTTCTAAAAACAATACTCGCATCTCTGGCTGTCAACGACAAATCAGGGATCTGGAATCGGAGATTCAAAGAATTACCGACCAACTTGCAAACAGAAATACTGAGCATGACAAGTTAGCAACCTT